GGGATAGAGCTGCCACCAGCCACAAAGAACCAAAGAAAACTACTCAGGAATGCAGTACAGCCAGAGATAGGACTATTTATTTTTAACCATTTCAAGGAGAAAACCCAGTGAACAGATACCACGAACCAGATCCATTTTATCGCCCAACAGTAGGCGAATCACTACTGGGCCACCCATCTATGCCAGAACACCCAGACGATCAATGGGATAGAATAGCCGACATGGAGTCCAAGGGCTTAGTATCTAACGACACAGCACAGGAAGCGTTTGACGCACTTAGAGCGAGGGAGCGAGCCACCGCCCCACCGTCACTACCTAGAAGGATAGTACGGCCTATATTAAGGATAATCCAAGGAGGTAGAGGATGAAGTGGCGATACCTCATACTGACGGCATGCGACACTACAACACTGTGGTAAAACGGCTAAAACAACTAAAGGAGCATAAGTAATGAATAAAACAGTCTGTAAAATATGTCGGACATTTCATAAAAAACGGAGGCGTGTAAATGAAGAAGTACGCTAAAGAATTTAGACTTAGCGCAGCCGAGCAAAGGTCGCCAGAGTGGTACAAGGAGAGGGCGGGTTTGCCTTCGGCAAGTGGGCTGGGGTTTCTGTTCGACACGCTCAGAGATGGCTTCACCCCAAGCAGTAAAGCCAAGAAGTATCTCAGGCAACTGGCATACGAGCAGCAGTTCGGAGTCACCTACGAGCACTTTGTGAACAAGCCAATGGTGGACGGCATATTCTATGAAGATTTTGCTAAAGCGGTCTACAAGAAAGACACAGGGAATGCGGTGATAGAAGCCACTTCGTATGTATCTGACTGGTTTATCGCTACACCCGACGGGTTTGTGCTCGAATACACGAAAGTAGAGGGTTCTGAACCCGACCTCAAAGCTACTAAGAGGAATTTGCTGGAGTGCAAGGTCGTCGGGGACGCAACTTTTATGGGGCTGATAGATGACGGTATACCGATAGCACACGAGCTACAAATACAGGGGCAGTTAATGGCGAGTGGGTCAGACTGGTGCGACTACATCGTGGTCAACCTGAAGACCAAATCCTACTTTATCAAGCGGATAGAGCGGAACAATGTTTTGATAAAGAGGATTTATGAAAGGCTGCACGAGCCTCTGGACTTGCCAGAAGTGGACAACTCAGTCGTCAAGCAGTTCGACGGAGACCTACTGAAGGAATATATGGGCGACACGCCTATGCCCTCAGAAGACGTAATAATAGAAGACCTAGGGTTTTAGAAAGGAGGAATGATGACAGCACTCGCACTGATCTACGCATTTATGGAAGCTCTATACGGCATCCGCAAGAAGGACGCTAAGGCTTTTAAGAGAGCGGGCATAGCACTAGCCGTGGCTATAGGGCTAGACATATTAGTGGTAACACTAATTATATAAAAACATTTGCTTTGTTTATTTCTGTGTGATAAACTAGAGGTACTACCAGAGCAAAGGTATACAAGAAAAGGAGAACATTATGTCACAAATGACATTAGTATTAGGTAAAAGCGGAAGTGGTAAATCTACCAGCCTACGCAACTTTAAGAAAGCCGACGGTATCGGTTATATCACAGCAACAGGCAAACCATTGCCGTTCAAGAACGATATACCTCAGTACCACGCACAGAACTACTCGGAGCTAAAAGCTGCAATCACGCAGAGTCAGTCACCCGTAGTAGTAATAGACGACTTCAATATGTTGATGAGCTTTGAAGAGTTCAGCCAGGCTGGGGTCAAGGGCTACGATAAATTCACCCAAATGGCAGTGAATGTAGTCGACGTGATTGAACTAATCACGAAGAAGGACACCAACCAGAGGTTCTACATCCTGGCGCACAGCGACAAAGACGACGACGGTCAGATTAGACTAAAGACGACGGGCAAAATGGTCAGCGACAAGTTCGTGCCAGAGAGCCTGACGAATCAAGTGGTCGAGACCGCCATGATTGACGGAGAGTTCGTGTTCAAGGTAAAGACCAACGGTGCTGGGATAAAGACACCAATGGGTATGTTCGAGACGGATAGCATACCCAATGATTTGAAGCTATTGGACAAGGCAATAGAGGAATTTTATAAACCACAAGTAACTAAGGAGACAAAATAATGGCAGACGAACAGAAGGACTTACTAAGTCAACTAACTCAGAACGACGTAACAGTCGACAAAAAAGCAGCAGAGACAATGAAAGAAGACATCATGTCGGCTAACTCAGGCAAAAGATGGCTCGGGCTAGGCGTACACGAAGTCTTCATCCAGGCTGTTGCGCTCACACAGGCTAAGACAGGCACAATGGGCATGAAGTTCAGTGTCGAGAACGAAGAGGGTCAGGGCGAGGTCACTATGTGGCTAAGTGAAGGCGCATTGCCATACACAATCAAAAACGTGAGTGCTCTAGTCGTCCACAGTGTGAACGAAGACGAGAAGAAACTCAAAGCTAAGACTTTCATGTCTAACATCGTTAGCGCAAAAGAGCTGTTCACTGTAGCTCAAGAGAAACTAATTCAGGCACAGTGCTGGCTATCAGTCCGTGAATCCAGGAATGGGGACACCTACACAGACAAGAACGGTGAAGTGAAGCCGTCACTAGACCGCAACCTATTGAGCTACCAGCCGAAAGAGACTCAGGCGCAGGAGGTAGTTAAAGCTACTGGTGGGGAAGTCACAGCAGACGAAGGCATACTAAAGAACTTGCCGTTTTAACAACTTGAGGCACTGCGCCTCGCTACGGGCGACTAGCAGACTAGAGACAGGAATTTTACTCTCAATAACTGACGGATACGCAAATACGCAAATTCAGAATGGCGGTTGTGAAAAGACCCGCAGTCAGTTCCCTTTGTTGTAGCCTTTGCACCTGAATCTGTCGTTAGTCGTCCATAATGGGGCGCAGGGGAAGAGGGCACAATGCTAGAAAGCAAATTGAAATCAGACCAGAGAAAACACTTCGAGGCTAAGGGCTGGAAGTTCGCCCAGTTCGGCAATGATGCGCCAACTGGATTCCCAGACACCATCTGCCTGTCACCCGTCGGGGACGTGTGCTTTGTAGAGTGGAAGAGGTCGAAGAACGCCAAGAAACAACCGCTGCAAGAATACTGGAATGAAAAGTTAAACGATATGGGGTTCGAGGCTTGGTTCGTATACCCCGAGAACCTGGAGGAGTGGAAGCTATGGATGAACTTAACGATTTACTGAGCTTCGCCTGGCAGGGCACGAAGAAGGACAGGTACACGCTTGATAAGTGGGGCAGAGACGAGAACTGTAGACCCCTAAAAGACAGTGGGGCAACCGCAAACGCTTTGCTCACGGGGTTCAGGCAACTGGACATCACGGGCAGATTCAAGCTAGTAGCCGTGGATTTAGATAACAAAGACAACTGGGACAAGGTGATTGAGACCTATAAAGCTCTAGACCTCCCCCAGACCTTGACTGTAGCCACGCCGAGCGGGGGCTACCACATATTCTTTTGGGTGCTGAAGAGCATACCAGCTCAGAACATCAACGACGAGAGGCACTGCAAGAACTTTGAGCTGAAGGGCGATAACAGCAACATAACAGCCCCCATGAGCGTGTTCAAGTGCGGGGCTGAGTATAGTGTCGTTCGGGGCTACCCGATAGCGGTGCTGCTGCCTATGCAAGCCAAGAGGCTATGCAAACACAGGCAAGAGGTGAGGATGCCCTATACGCCAGATGACTTCATCCCAGACCGCTCAGAGGTCGAGAATGAGGCTCATAGACTAGACGAGAGGGCTCGCAGAAACCCTAGGGGCTGGGCGGTACGCTGTCCAGCACACGAAGACAGACGTTCGAGTGCAGTTTTATTCCACAGTGGGTGGGTATATTGCTCGGGGTGTGGGCATAAGGAACAAATAGTTAAAAAGGAGATGACAAATGTATGATTCAGGTAGCTTCGAGGAATCCGCTAAATACAAAGAGGTGGCGAACACGCTCAGGTACATCCGTCGGTTGCTGACTACGGTGCAGGGACGAGCCAGGGTGTGCAAGCAAATCAGAGAGAGGTGGATGTGAGACCAGCCCAGCTACTCTTCGACTTCGCAGCCGCCTGTGGGCTGGTGATGGTCTTGGTGCTCCTGGTGGACTCGGTCATATTCGATGGTACTCTTTTGTCCCAATTATTAGTTTGGGAATAAAAAGCATTAGTGTTATCATAGACCTGTGAGATGAAATTTTGAAAAGGTGTTTTACAAAAGAGGGTTGAGAGCCCTCTTTTTTTTGGCTTACTTAAAGTCCTCTGGTGTTCGCTCTAGGTTACTCATCGTCATCTCCTTCTATTGGTTGGCTTCTATCCCATGTAACGTGTACCCTCTGGTGCTTCCATCTACATATAGCTTGAGTGCTGAATGGGGCTGACTTAGCTTCTATCTCGGCTTCGCTCAAGTCCTGCCCGAATACCATGTGGTGCTTGTCCTCATAGCAGTTCTGTACTCTACACTGGACATCCCTGCTACAAGCAAAACCACCCAGTAGTCTCTCTAGGTGGTTCTTATCAGTAGGGGCGTGTTCGAGCTCGGTCCAAAGTGGGGGAACGATTCGCTCGGCCATTATGTTACTTGTTAGCCTTTAGCCATACACCTGCTGTAGCTACGGCTGCTGTAATGGTTGAGCCTACTAGCTCTCCTACAGTTACGTCTAGGATGTTCACCCCACCTACAGATAGTCCAAGACCACCTACGAGTGTTAGAACAAACGCTACGATTGCTTTCTGATTGCCTACTACTACGAAGTCGTATAGGTTTCTTGCTGTGTCTTTCATTATTTATCTTTCTTTAGTTTGTCTAGTATCCATTGTATCACTGATTTGAGAGTGTAGGGTTTCTCCACAATCTTTTCCACAGTTACAATCTTCTCAACTTCTTTGACGATTACTTCTGGTGCTTTGTTCTGTGAGTTCACGAGTGCCACCTTAATGTCTTTTATGGTTTTGTCTCGCTCTGCAATCACCTTGGCGGTTGCTGTTGCTATGGCCTTGTCGTTGGCCCTGTGTCCATTGGCTTCGACCTTGAATCCACGCACAAGCTCGCTGTATGGGCGGTTGCGCCAGTAATCGAGTTCGCTCTTGCTAGGTGCTGCCCCACGGATTATTCCGTAGACTTCTTTTGTAAGTGTATCGGTTAGTTTCATATCTTCGTCCTGCTCCTTTGTGTAATAAGTTAAGTATGTTCGTGGGTCTGTTGATTTCTGATCGTTACCCCAACGCATGATCTCTTTGAAATACTTGTACGGATTGTGGCCTTTGCCATTCTCTACCCATCGGGGTTCCAGGTGGGTATGTGGCCCACTAGAATAACCAGTGCTACCCATCACACCAATCTTCTGACCAGCGCCCACTCGTTGCCCTGTATTCACGCTACGGCTACGCATATGGCCTTGATACCAATATACACCACTATCGCCACGGATTATAATGAAATTATCTTTTGGCCATCCCTCAGATAACCACCTGCTTCTGAACTCTGACTGCACTACAACACCATCTTCAATCGACACCAGATTCGGATACCGACCTGGTTCGCCAATTATATCCCAAGCATCGTGTGTGCCTGTGAATAGCTGGCTTATTTTCCACTCACCTTCTACTGGAAATACTCGTTTTGTCATGTTACTCCTTAATTGTTATTACTTCACTCCGCCACTTATTAGTGATGGTGCGTACAGGGTTAACTCGATAATCGTTCTTAAACTCGAACACGCACATATCCCCATCTTGGGCTGTGGTGTCTACAGTGTAGAAGCTATTGGCTGTCTGTCCATCGCCCTGTGGTAAAGATGCCCGTTCTTGGGCTGGAGTGACGCTATAGACGTTGCCACTTAGGCATATTAGGTTACGGGATACGTCGGGGGTTAAGTCCGTGAACTTGTCGAACTCTATATATAGGCCCAGAGTACCGCCTGGTGCGACTTCATTATTGAGGTTAGTCACCACTATAGGTTCTTGTACATCTGCGGTGCGGTATGGGTATACCTGCCACACAATGTACTGCCCCACTAAGAATATGAAGGCAAACGCTAGAAAGCAGAATAGTCCTGATTTGATTTCGTGTAATATGTGGTTCACTTCTTGCCTACTATCTTATCGAAGTTAATATTGCTGGTTGCTCCTGTTGAAGCTCCGAAGAATCCGAATATAACCCACCAAGGGATGTCTGAGTCTGGTGATGCTAGTTTAAAGATTGTTAATGCGACTGCAAATACCAAGCCGACTATTTGTATAGTTTTTCTAGCGAGTTTCTTATCCTCGGAAGTGGATGTCGTAGTGGGTAGCGGCATGTGTTGTTGCCTTTCCTATGCCGAAGCCTATTGCGAATGAGATTATTATTGCGGTCATTGTGTCCCTATGAAATTATCTTAGCCGATATGGTTCTATGGGTAGTGTTTAGGTTGGGTGAAACCGACCCAGCACCAGCCATCTGCACCTTGTAGTTGTATGTGCCAGCGGCTAAGGCTTCGTCTACAAACTTATAGACATACCCACAGCGTATGCTCGCCACATTAGGTCTGATCCCAGAAGCTTCTCCAAACACTACCGTATAGCCGTCCCTGATCACCTGTACTGAGGCGCCAAATGTGTTCGCTGAAAGCGCTACCACAGTAAACTCCACTAGAACGTCATGTGCGCCTGTAGGCACTGTGATGTCGACATTCCAGTCGGCTGTGTCGTGCCAATCACTATTGCCTGGGTTGAACACAGTGTTTGTGGTGTTAGTCGATATAGCATCCAGTACCGCATCTTCTATCTTTTCTACGGTTACAGCCCCATCTGCTATCTTAGCTGTAGTCACCACGTTACTCGCTAATACCGCTGCTACGTCTACTGCGCCAGCTTTAAGTGTACCGTCTTGGTCTGCGTGTGCTAGGATGCCATCAATCATACTGTTCTCCCAGTAAGATGTCGGTATACATTCGATAAAGTCGTCCTCGTCGTTGCCTATGTCGACATACCCTGGGGCGACTGTTAAGTTACTGATAGTGTTAGCTCCAGCGTTGACTATGCCCTTCCAGCTGACCAGCTCACTCACAGTGACAGCACCAGTTGTAGGGTCTGTGACCTTTTTGTAGGTTATAAAGTAGACAGCGGTGTCCTCTGCGAAAGTGCTAAGGTCGAATCCAGAGAGCACCGTCACGCCAGCTGTCCTGCTGGCTGTTACTGTTGTAGACACGGAATGGTCAGTGCTTACGCTCGCTTTTCCAAAAAAATCAGTTATATCAGCAGCCATGACTATACTCCATATCCGAGGTCATTTTCAAGCTTCTTCTTAATCCCTAAATCTTTATCGTTGACCGCCATAGCTTTTACTGAGAGGTTGCCAGGGGCGTTCATGCCGTCAGATGCCACAGGTGTTAGACCTGTTGCGCCAGCTCCCTGTATACCAGTAGTGCTGTAGTTGGCTATGTCCTGGGTGTAGTCACCTAGCTCTGTCGCTTCCATTGATTTCTTCTTGCCCTTGTATGTAGGGTTTTTGAAGGTTGAGTCGGTGATGCCCTGGTTGAGAGCATCCCCCTCACCCATAAGCCTAGAGCGGGTAGACGTGTCGCCAAAGTCACCATATACATCAGCTTTTTCGTAGGTCAATCCCTGCTTATCCTGGTAATATTTGCGGTCAGCCTCGCCAGTATCGTAACTGTACTGGTCGTCTATCTTGCTCATATCATCGTCATAGCCAGCATTGTACGCATTAAAGGAATTATCGAGGTTCATGTTGTCTCTTGCCTGAGTAGCGTTGGCTTTTCTGTTGCTCTTATTCGCTGCGTCAAGTAGTTGTCGGGTAAGTGCTCGTGAGCCACCAAGCCCGAGTGTTGAGAGCGAGCTCATAAGGTTCTCTAGAGTGTCCCGAGTGTTCAGAGTGGTGTCAGTCAAAGCACCAGAGAAGTCCTGAAGGCTCTCTAGTTTGCTGCCGTCGTATTTGCCCTGCTGTTCTTCTTTTTCTGTCTTCTTGTCTGACCTAGCGGTGTCTCTTATGGTCTTGGCTAGCTCTTTGTCATTCGTCTGGGTCACGCCTAGGCTGCCTATAAGTGAGTCAAGACTGTTAAGTTGAGCCTGGTCTAGTACCTTAGCGGGGGCACTGCTACCACCACCAATACCACCACCACCAATACCACCACCACCAATACCACCACCACCAATACCACCACCAATACCACCACCACCAGCTGCTTCCTGAGAGTCATCAGTTTGGACGAACCCTCTGCCGCCCCAGTAGTCCTGAGTAGAAGCGTCCCAATTACCCGCCTCATTTATGCCCGTTTCTCCTTGGACATAGACTTTCCCGTCTGCGCCCTTCCAGAAGTACCCTACAGGGTTTTTCTTTGAGCTCGAGCCGTTGTCTTTTGGTGCTAGATAGCCTAGTTCGTCCCTGACTTCGTTCTTAATCGTCCTCTGTGTCGATAGAGGTGTAGGGTTAATCAAATCCTTTATAAAATTCATTTTTATTTCTCCTTTTTGTTTTCTGTTCTATAAGTTAATTGTACCATAACATTAAATCTTAATCACGCCTCGCTGGCTGAGGAACTCGATGCCCACGCCTATGTAGGTGAAGAGCATACTCAAGTGGGACAGCTCGTAGTAGGTGTTCTCTGTATCAGCTCTCACTGAGTAGCTCATATACGCTGCGTTCTTGCGTATCTTCTGGCTTACCTTCTTGTCTGACGGGTCTCTAAAGTTCAACAGGTCAGCCAATGTCTCGTCCCAACTCCTGTTATCCCACGCCCCCCGAGAAATTAGGGAATCACTCGCCGTTATAGCGTCCCAGCCGCTTAGACCCTCTGTAGCCCCAGATTGGCTGAAAGACACGACGTTGCTCTTCAGAATCTCACCATTCTTAGAGTGTATATTGACCTTCAGCTCAACAGTGCCTATCGCTTGGTCGAATTGCCACACGTTCTTGAGTAGGTGCACCCACTCTAGCTTGTTCTCTTTGGCGAAAGGTATCAGACCGCTCTCTATGTATGACTCAAACACGCCCCCTAGGTCTTTGTGTGTGCGGGAGTTCCTGTAGTAGCGGAGGAGCTTGTTGCCCTGCCTGATATAGAGGCTCGGGCTCTCTGTGTCCGAAGACGACCAGCGGAAGATACAGTCTGTCTCAATACGCCAGATTGTCCACACGCCACCGTGCAGGATGTCGTACATCCATATCTCGTTATTGGTCTGCGCCCCGTAAGCCACCGTCCAGTAGATAGACTCGTCGTAGTAGGCTGCGTAGGTGTTGGATATGTCTGACTGGGCTAGGCTGGTCACTCTGTCACGAATGGCAGAGCTGATTATGTCTGTAGCCTGGATTCCAGCGATGTTTGGCTTCACACCAGTTGACTTGAAACCCTCCATTGATAAGTAGTAGGCGTTATTATTGGCACGGATGACAGAGAACGGAGAGTCTGTCCCGTCGTTGCCCTCACGCTTTTTGAACTGGTATGTACCAGTCGAGAAGCTCTGACCATTGGCTGTGATGCTGTTAGTGGTAGCGTACACGTCCCAAATAGCCCCCAGACCAGCCTGTGTCCGTGTCAGTAGGTTGATACAGGTCGTACCAGCGTTGTCACGCCCGAGGGTAATAGCCATCGTCTTCTCGTTACTACCGCTGTTAATCTGGTAGCTGTCAGAGCCGTTAGCTGAACCGAAGTACAGCTCGTTGCCAATGTCACCACCCCATAGCACGAGCCCGTCTGGGGCTATCGCCCATAGACGACCAGAGATATTAACGAAGTACCAGGCAGTGATGCCCTCTGTGGTGTTCTCCACGGGCGCACTTTGAAGCAATGTAATCTCCCCTGTGTCCGTCCAGGTTAGCTGGGCTATGGGTATACTGTCCCCTATGAGCAAGTATTCACCGTCAGTCGGTGCGCCTGTGCCAGTAGGCACACTCGCCATGTAGACGTTCCAGCTCACAGCGTCAGGGTCAAGGGTCAGAGCGGTGATGTCTATGCCCACGGATTTAGTGCCAGCCCAAGTGTCTCGGATTGTTGAAGAGGTGACATCGTCAGAGGGGCTCATCTCTGTGCTGCCGCCGATACCGTTGAAGGCGACTCTATAGTAATAATCAATCGCAGCTGTGCCAGCGAATCCAGCTGGTGTAGCGACAGGAGCTAGGACGGGGTCATCAACGAGAACCAGCTGTTTGTGTGTCCCGTCGCTGATGTCGTAGTAGCTAAAGTTGTCCACCCCGTTACCTATAACCACGACGCTTGTAGTCTGGGCGAAAGAGAATCGGGTGTCTTTGTCGTAAGTGATAACACTAAACTTAGTCCAGTCTTCCATATCTGCATCAAGCACATATAGCCAAGCATCAGCCCCATCGGTGAATACGTTGAGTAATCCCTCTGTGTCGTCGCTTCTTTTGAAGGCAAAGTCACAGCCAAGTGGTGTTAATCCGTCTGGGAGGTCTGGAATACCACTCTCATTGAAAGAACCCCTGGGTCGCACAATACCGTCATAGTCGATAATGACGTTATAGGCTGTCTTGAGAGCGTCTTCTTGCATCCTACTCTCGGAGAAATAGGATATCTGCCCCCTCTTCCAGTTGTCTAGGTCTTTTATCTGTATGTCGCTCGATGTTTTGTTCGCCATATTTTAAGCCTTTTTGTTTTATATCTATTTACTTTAGTATAACACAAGTTTAGTCTGTGCTACTAAGCATTAGATACTGCAAAGCCACTAATCCTAGCTAGGTTGTACGCAGCGGAACGTATACATGTGAATGTTCCGCTAGATACTTTATATCTCATCTTAATAGTGTATGTGGTGCTTGCGGCTGCATTAAATGGAAATGTGTTGGTTGCTACCGCCCACACACCAGCCCCCCCTGGGTACCATGAACCATCGGCAATAATGTCAGTACCATTGATATTTATAATCAACCAACCACCAGCCGCAGCATTATTCTGAACCATTGCAGTAAAGGTTATAAATAGTTTTTCTGCTGTTGCACCCGTAGTATAGTCTACTGTCATACCTGTAATGTCTGCAAAAGACGTACTCGTTCCAGTAAAGTTACTACCAGTAGTGTCTTGTACATTAAATGTACTAGGCTTAAACCCCTGCGTACCTACTAAACCACCCCCCGCAGCGTTTGAATGGTTATGCTGTGCGTTAGTCATTGAAGCTATTGTTGGGGTAGTTAATGTTTTGCCAGCAAGCGTAGCCGTTGCTGCACGTTCTGTGGCGTTAGATGTGTTGTCTACGTTACCTAGTCCAACATTTGCTTTAGTTGTATTGGTGTTGAGGTAGTCTGCATCTGTAATCGTATCTAGCCTGGCTCCATCGGTTGACGGTATACGCCCATCTCTAGCTCTATTCACAATAGTTGTTGCTCGCCTACCGCTTATGGCTCTTGAGGTTGAGGCTGTGCCAGTGTTTATTTCTGCATCTGATATTTCTGAGT